ATTTGCTTGCACTGGTGATGTCTGTGAAGTTGTGGACATTGGAGCATAAAGGAGAAGCGTATGTTAGAACCAATTAAAGGATCGTATTATAGAAAATTTCAACCTCAATCTTACAAAGAAAATGATAGTAAGGGAAAGATAACAATAACAAACTATCTAGAAAGTATTGGGCACACCATTCTTGATACGAAAGAAGATTACTCTTTTGATATAAAAAGTGATAAGAATGGGTCTATGTACTACAGTGAGGTAGAGATGAAAAATCAATGGACAGGTGATTGGAATCCTAGTTGGGCTGACATACGTATCCCTTATAGAAAGTACAAACTTATAAATAAATATAAACAGATGCAAGATGAAGAAACGTTTTGTAACTTTTATATTATACGTAGAGACTGTCAGAAAGCTTGGAGAATAAAGGACTACCAACTTACCAAAGAATGTGCAAAGGAAATATGGTTATCTAACGCAAGACGTTATGAACACTTCTTTCACATACCATATCAAGAAGCAGAATTAATAAACTTAGTATAAGGAGATTGTATATGAAACATTTAACTCGCAAACAACGTGGCCTTGGCAAGTATGATGCACCGTTAAAATTTCAACACGAGAAAGGT